ACGCTCGACGTACTAAGCCCGTCTCAAATGCGGTGAAGTCCTATGTGGATAGGGCAATCAACCGCCAAACAGAAACCAAACGAATAACATACGATAGCGGTCTTCTATCTATTAACAACACATTATCAAACACTGGAGATTTCCTCCAGCTCTTGATAAATCCAGGTCAGGGGACGAATTCTTATCAAAGAATAGGCACCAAATATAAGATCAAAAGTATGAATATCAGGGGTTATTTGCAGTTAGAAGGTTCAGGATCTGCTGGACTACAAAAGATTGGTGTTAGACAAATGATTGTAAAGTCTAAGAAGTATCCAACCGGAACTCCTCCAGCTACAGAGTTGAATTACCTGCTCGAAGCACCAGGAGGATCGTACGCGTCCTTCAATGGTACGACAAACGATTTACACGCCCCTGTATATAATAAAGCATTCACAGTGGCTAGAGACAGAAAGCTCTATATGTATCAGGCCGGAACGAATTCTAATGCGGACGACATGAGCCACGCTGTTAAATTCTTTAATATCGATTTAAAACAAGCCAGAGGTAAAGTAATTAACTGCGAGTTTGAAACCGGAAACACAACAAATTGGGGTTGGTGGATGTTGTTATCATGGATTGCATTAGATGGAACTCCAGGATTAACTAGTTCTACAAATTTAAAAGTCCAGTATACAGTAGATATGAAATACGAGGACGCTTAATATAAATCAGATTTTTTATAGCAGCGAGTAATCGCAATTACGCACCGTAATTGTGATTAAGAGCCAGAATGTTACGTGGGTTAAATGCACGCCAGGCAGATTGTTAGATTTTCGATTGGGTGGTGTGAGCTCGGCAGAGCGAGCAGCAGGCCCCATGAAGAAAATATCAATATGTATAAGTGTATTTCTCGTGGTAGTAATATTTTTCACAAACTATTCTCTTATTCTAGCAATGTGCCAACGATCTTTGCTTAAACTCTCATCCTCTAAACACGGAGCTATATTAGCAAAGACAATTATATGGGGAGGATTAAACACTTTGGTCCCAGTCTCGTATTTGGTGTTACACACCATGCCATTAGAAATGGCCTCAATCGCAGCATAGGAAATGGCACCCTGAGAACAGCGAGGGATGTCCCAAATAACCAGTTCACACTCGTTCATATCATTATTGAAAACTAGGTTAATAATATCCTTTTTTGCTCCACCATCGCAGAATAATGCATTGTACTTCACTACGCAATACTTTACAAAGGCGCTCTTACCAATATTGCCCTCGGGCTCCCAAAACCAGTACACTCTCCTATCGATAACGGGTTTAAGTATAATATCATCCAGTATAGATTGTTGCCATGGTCGTAGTACCTCAATTATCCGGATAGGTTTAGGATATCCATACTTAACAATATCATTGTCTTTAGAGCAATAATTCAAATTTTGTTCTTCAGAACCTTTACAGGCCTCTAAATGAGGATTACCAGCCAGTTTTAACTCTGTAATACGCATTGGTTTCTTTAGATGTAAAAATCCTTGGAGGTGTTTCTTTTGGGTGGTCGGACATATTTCTCTTCCATAGAAGTACTTCTTGGAAATCGTTTTTAGTTGCCTATTTAGATTGGCTTCTAAATCATCTTTGTCATAGTTGAAGCATGTAAAAGCATAATAAGTCTTACGACTTGGTTGTCTTTTGATAGTAGGGGAAGTATCAGTATTACCTTCCCCTACTTGCCTATTGTAGCCTAAATGTGCCATTATAATATACACTTAGATAATTTCTTTAAGTCCTTTTTTAATAAAAGTAAAAAATGTATGGAACACTATTTATGGCTAAACAATACAATGCCAAAAAAAAAAATAAGATTAGGGTTATTTAGGCGTTTTTGTAAAAAACGACGGTTAAATCATTTTACAATAATTAATATCTTTAGATAGTATATATGCCGGTAAAACGCAGAAACGCTCGACGTACTAAGCCCGTCTCAAATGCGGTGAAGTCCTATGTGGATAGGGCAATCAACCGCCAAACAGAAACCAAACGAATAACATACGATAGCGGTCTTCTATCTATTAACAACACATTATC